CGGTTGCCAGTGTGCCAGAGGCGTTGTTCTTGAGTTGGATTCCCATAGTCACTCCAGCAGGATGTACGAGCCGTCTTCTTGCAGCAGATCATCGCCGTCTTCATCCAGCAAGTTGTTGAGGAGCGCAGAGGTCTGCCTCCGAATACGCCGCATGAGGAGGACAATGTTCAGCATGTCAGCCCCGCAGCACCACGGTCACATCAGCAGCGTTGGCCGCACCGCCCGAGATAACGGGGCGCAGGTACATAGCCGACGTGGTGAACTCAAAGAGAGCGTTGGCCGTGGCGCTGATCGTAGTACCGGCCAAGTCCTTCATGGCGAAGTAGGTCACTCCGTCATTGGACACTTGCAGCCCAACGGTTGCGCCACCGAACGTGCCGCCGAACTGCACAGCACCAGCCACTGCGGCCTGCGCGGCAACCGGGAACGCCGTGATGGTGTCGCCGGTCACGATATCAGCCCACGTCACACGGGGCACCTTGGCAGCTTGCGCCGTTACAAAGTCAAAAGCAGGGGATACGGTAGCCATGTTGTGTCCTTTCAGAGAAGCAGGTAGTCGTCGGCGTCATCAATGATCGCCCGGATGGTCGCCGCCGTGATCCGATGCTCGAACCGGCTGTTCGCAGGAAACGGAATCGCCAACGTGCTCTCCTGTGCCCGAGCCATCGTCATCACATCATCGGTGCGGGCCGTGACCTTGACGATCTCGAAGTTCCCGTTGACATCGACCAAGGTGGCGTAGAAGTAGTCGGTCGCCCCAAGGATCGGGAACAGCGCCCCCTTACCTGTCGTGACAGTCAAGGTAGTCTGCGTGCTGCTGACAGCAAGCGGGACAAGGGCGACAGCGTTGTTGGCAAGTTGGATCGGCATGTCAGGCTCCGAAGGGTTGCATCCGTGCCCGCATCATGCCGCGCACGTTACCGAGATTGGCCCGAGCACGGCGCTCGCTGGATTGGAAGGCGAACTGTTTGGCGTGATACGCCGCAAGCTCACGGTCAGTCCAGTGCGCGTTGGGAAGCACCAGAAGATGTTGTAGCGCCCCGTGCAGGATGACCTCCTCCAACTCATCGAAGATCACCTCATCCATCGCCGTTGCGTTCTTCTTGGGCTTGAGCGCCAAGAACATGCGCGTCCGATAGACCTTTGCGTTGTCGGGCAGCGGAAGGACAACGTACTTGTCCGGTGTGATCTGCGTGATGGACTGGGGCGTGCTGGCGTCCGCAATGATCTCGGTGGGTACGGTGTAGGCGTTCTGGTCGTTGAACTCAGCCTCGTTGTACTCAGGGGCGTTGAACGTGCCAGAGGGCGGTGTCAGACTCCATGCCACGGCAGGAGCCTGCCCACTGTAGAGATCGGCCCACTGCGGGTACAACTCGATGGCTTTCTCCATCGTCAGACGCTCAAGGGGCCGGCCGTTCACAACCGCCTCGAACATCACATGCACGTCAGTGTTGATCGGCTTGTTGTAGGGGTACTCGCTGACACCGGGCAACAAGTTGAACAAAGGCACCTGATACCGCCAGAACAACGTGCGCTCGCACGACCTTATCGCGGCATCGCGGATGTAGTTCAACATGGTCGGAGTTGGACACCCCGGCACACTTGGGTTGATCTTGGGTATCAGAGACGCAAAGGTACGGTCTGCCATCAGATCACCTGTCTCGGGTCAAGCCCGCCTTCCTCTGTGTCTGTGACAACACGAGCTTGCAGCCCCACGCCAAGACCCTGCGTAAACGCATCTTGGAACAGCTTGGCCCGCCCCGAGTTCACATGCTCATTGTCGATGGACTCAGCCAGATAGATCGTTCCTTCCACCACGGAGGTGAGGTACGCATCGGGCAGCAGGGCGATGGTGTCGTTGAGCGCGTATGCCGCAGGAGACTGCGCGTATTCCCCGACAAGGACAATCCCAGCAGTCGGGCGGGGGTATACGAAGAACTTGTTGGGGTTGCGCACATGCCGCATGAAGTTCACGGGAACACCTGCGGCTTCGTTGACCCAGTTGGGGTACATGCGGTCAAGCGTCTCCTTCGACACCTCGGTCACCGCATCGCCGTTCTTGACTTGGAAAATCTGCATCAGCCGCACCGAGTCGGTCGGGCAACTTTGCAGCACCGTGCTCGCTACGGTTGCGAAGTCCCCGATCACAGCAAACAGGTCGGGACGAAGCACCACCATCTTCTTGAGGGTCTGATTGACGAACCCCAGCAGCACCGTATCGCTGTAGCGGTACGGAGTCTTGGTGTCTTGAATCAGACGCCTTACCTCGGTGATAACTTCGTTCGGTGTCATTTACGGCAGTCCTCGGGAGGCTTCTTCAGCCAACTCAGGAGAAGTATACGGCGGAGCTACAGGAATGTCAGCAGTTGAAAGGTCAAGCGCACCTTTCTTTTTCCGCCCCGCAGGTTTCACAGTTTCTGCAACACGCTGCGCAGCAGCCGGGGGGATGAACCGCTCAGGGTATGCAATCTCCTCCGGGATGACCTCGCACTCGGGATTCTTCGCCAGAATCTCGTTGTAGTCGTAGATGAAACCGTCCTTGCGGACTCGGATGTACATCTTGCTCATTTGTTCAGCTTCTTCAGTGTTTGGGCCAGCCGTGCGCGTTGACCCATTTTCCCCGGCTTTTTAGCTGCCGCAGCCAGTTTCGCGGCGGGGATCGTCTCCCCCTTCTTCACACCCATTGCCGCACGCAGAGCGCCGGGTTTCTTGATCGCACCTGCAATCCAGTTCTTGGTAGCCATGTCAGCACTTCCAAGCCCGCAGGCTCTTGTTGATCCGGCTGTTGGGGTCGTTGGCTGTCTTCGCGGAAGTCAGCTTCTTCTTCATGCCCTCCATCCGGGCACAGAACGAATCCTTGCGCGGCCCGCCTTCGGGCTGGGGTGCCTTCAGTCCGGGTTTACCCGGATTGGCTTTGTTGTAGGACGCACGCCCCTTGGCGTTCAGACCACCCTTGGGGTCTTTGCCTTCCTTGCGCTGCCATGCTGGTGTCTTTGCCATTACGCGATCCTTTCTGCGGAAATGATTGCAGACGGGATCGCTGGGATCGCCGGGGGGCCGGTGACCGCTGCCGTGTGGTCAAGCGTCACAGCGATGTTTTCGGGAAGCCAGTACACCTGAATATACTGCCCTGCGGTCACGGTCACGTAGAACACGATCTGGAAGAACGCACTCCCACCGTCTGTGGCTTTTGGTACCGACATCTTGGTGGCGGAACGAACGATGTTCGCACCATCTAATGCAAACCAGATGGTCGCGTCGTGGTCGTTTCCATCCGTGTTGGTGAACTGAAGGTTGGGTGACACAGCATATGTGCCCGCCGCAGCAAACGTCAGGCGCGTGAGATTAGTGCCGTCGGTCACCATCGTAATACCCGCGCCGGTCACCTCAGTCGTTCCGAACTTCACAGCGGCTGGAACAGTCGTGCTACCCGTCTGATCGGTGATATCCGAGAATGCAGCATAGGCCCGGTTGGTGATGGTACTGAACGGCACCTTACCACTGAGAACGTCGATATTCGTGACATTCACCTCACCCGTACCCTTGGGCGTGATGTTGAGGTCGATGTTGGTGTCAGTGCCGTCTGCCGCCAGTGTGGTGCCGTTGAGGTTGCATCCTGCGGCTGCGGCGCTGGTTGCGAACGTGCCCGACTCGATGGAGGTGACACCGGAGAACGACCCGGTGAACGTCACACCCGAGACTGTGCCGCCCGTGATGCTCACAGCCCCAGAGTTCTGGGTCGCCATCGTGCCGAGGCCCAGTGCTGTGCGGGCGTTGCTGGCGCTACCAAAAGCAATGTTGGAGCCGAGTGTGAGGTTGCCTGTGGTGGCTTGGATCGTGTTGCCGTCCAACTGGATGTTGTCCACCGAGATAGACCCGGTACCGACCTTCAAGGCCGTCGCCACCCCAGTGCCGCTGTAGACCGTTTTTTCGGTCGAGGCCGGGCCGTCATCAACGTGCAGCAGTTGATCGTAGGTGCTGGCAATGGTCGAGCCGGTAAGATTGATTGGCATGTCAAGCCCTCTGCAACATCACTTCAATTGTCGTACCTACGGGCGGTGCCGTCGAAAATATCAACGACGTGCCCGACACACTGTAGGTATTCTTCTGCTGATACACCCCACTGATGTACACCTGCGTGTTGTTCTCAGTGCCGGGGTCGTAGGACAACGTGAAGATCGTCGTGCTCCCGTCGCCCGAAAAATTCTGCACGCGCTGGTACGCCGCCTGCGCAATGGTCAGTTGCTGGAGGGTGATCGCCTTCGTTTCATTCGCAGTCGCATCGAAGATGACGAGCTTATCGTCCGTCGCAGACTGTGCGCCGGTCAGTACGGTCAATGCGGGAATGCGCTTGGCTGTCATCCTGATCTCCTAGAAACAGGGGGCACGAAGCCCCCTGTCAGTTTACACCGCTGCGCTGAACGGAGTAGCCTCAGCACCTGTTGCGATGAGGTTGCCCTGAACCGCATACAAGTTCGTT